TAGATACCGAGCCTACCACTGTAGAAACGCCTGTAGAGGCAGAAGGGGAAGTTAAGGAGCCTGTAGACGAGGACTAATTACCTTCTTGACCACTCGTCCCTAGGCGAGTAACCCTAAAATCCCGCACGCTCCTGCTGTTAGAGCAGTATGGAGCGAGTGGTTAGGATGGTACACAACATGCGAGCACAACTCATAGAAGCACTACAAGAGGGCTGTACAGAACAACAAGCTATTGAACGTATGACAGCAAACGGGGTATACCATCCGTCTGTTGCAGAGAAATGTATACGAGTCTGGGGTGTAGAATTCCCACCAATACAAGACGATACTGAATAAATGTGGTACAATAGTTTTATATGACAGATACTCCAAAAGTACGGAAACGTGCCCCAAGACCAGGAGAGGGGAGACCAAGTACATATAGTCAAGAGTTGGCTGATAAGATTTGTGAGCAAATAAGCAACGGTTGGTCTATGCGTACAATTTGTTCTACTGAAGATATGCCAGCTATAAGTTCGGTGTTTAAGTGGTTGCGCGAAAATGAACAGTTTTCGTTACAATACGCAAGGGCAACTGACGAAAGAACCGAGACACAACAAGAACTTTTACTTGATATGGGAGACAAGGCTATTGAGCATGCAGAGGAAGCCGACCCTAAAGCTGCTGGTGCAGTTGTACAAGCATACAAACTCAAAGCTGACAATCTTAAATGGTCTATGTCCAAAATGAAGCCAAAGAAGTATGGTGATAAAATAGACGTAACCTCTGGTGGTGAAAAACTACCAACACCAATTTTAAATGCTGTACCAAACAACATCAGCACTACGCAAGATACAGAGTCTCTCTAAACGTGTCCGCGTCATACAAGGTGGCTCTTCTGCCGGAAAGACTATTGCGACTCTGTTAGTACTTATTGACCGCGCACAACGAGAGAAAGGCAAACTAATATCTGTTGTATCGGAGACTGTGCCGCACCTAAAACGTGGTGCCATTCGTGACTTCCTCTCCATTATGGAGGGACATGGATATTACAAGGATGAGCGGTGGAATAGAACTGACTTTATCTACACGTTTGAGACAGGAACAAAGATAGAGTTTTTTTCTGCTGATAGTCCTGACAAGGTACGCGGCCCACGCCGTGATATTTTGTTTGTAAATGAGTGCAATAATATTTCGTATGAGACATACACACAGCTTGCTATCCGTACTAAGGAGGAAATTTACTTAGACTACAACCCTGTTGTGGAGTTTTGGGTGCAGGATGAGATAGTAAATAAAGGTGTTGAGCATGATTTTCTTATTCTCACATACAAAAACAACGAAGGTTTGTCACAGAATATTGTTGATGAATTGGAAAGTCGTAAAGGTAATTCTGCATGGTGGCGTGTGTACGGTGAAGGGTTAGTTGGAGAATTAGAAGGTCGTGTGTATAAGAATTGGCAGATTATTGACGACATACCACATGAGGCACGTTTAGAGAGACACGCGCTAGACTTTGGGTTTGACCCCGACCCTGCTGTTATTGTTGATATATATTATTACAATGGCGGATATATTTTAGATGAAGTTTTATATCAAAAAGGCTTACATAATAGTGATTTAGCAAAAGCACTCAAGAACTTACCGTCTAAACTAACGATAGCGGATAGCGCAGAGCCAAAAAGCATATCAGAGTTATCTTTGTACGGTCTGACTGTACTTCCAACTCCAAAAGGTAAGGATAGTAAGAAATGGGGTATACAAGTAATGCAAGACCAGCAAATAAGTATTACCAAACGCTCTGTGAACGGGATAGAGGAATATAGGAAATATATGTTGGCACAAGACCTAGAAGGTAGATTTATTCCAGGAGAAACTATAGGACATGACGACTTTTTAGATGCCGCGCGGTATGGCATTTGTTCTCTTGTGCCTGTAATTCAACGTGCTGATATGTTAGCGAACATGCCACGATACTCTTACAAGGAGCGAGAAAACCCTGCGTATTAAATTGTGTTATAGTATTTACTATGAAAAAAGTATCTTCTAAAAAAATTACAGATGTGAAAGTTGCGCCACGCGTTAGTGTGTCACTCAAACTTGATACAACCGTGCTACAAGGCGCAGGTGCAACAGTACTTGAAGCTCTACGTTCTATTGAAAAACCTGTTAAAATAACCACAAAATCTGTTCTTACTGTCACTGATGGTACGAAGACACATTCACGCCCTCTTACCATTCCACGCGCTCAAAGATTGTTCTATCCTGCTGCACAAATATATATTGCTAAAGATTTAGCGTTGTTTTTAAAGTAATATGCGTAACGAATTTGCTGTTATCAGAGAACACAAAAAAGATACTACGTTGTATTTGTACGTTGACACTAAGAAAGCAATACTGCGTGGCATGAAGTGGGAGCAGTTGGGAGAATGGGGTAAGCGTAAGTTTGAAAATATGTTATTTCTAACAGTAATAAACAAAGAATATGTCAAAATTAGATACATCTAAATTAGGCCGTCCATTAAATGGTCGTATACTAGTTGAGCCTGACCCACCAGAAACTACTACTTCTTTTGGCTTGTTACTTCCTGAAAGCAAAGAGAAGCCACATACAGGCACCGTCATTGTAGGTAATAAAGATTTACAAGAAGGTGATAGAATACTGTTTAGCCTTTTTGGTTTGGATGAAATGAAACTAAATGGTAAAAATTATGCAGTAGTATCGGACAGTGCGGTACTTTTTAAGTATGAATAACGAAGATACAATTTTTGGTTTTATTAAAGAACAAGAGAGCAATTACACTCGCCCTGTTCCTGTTGGTAAGAAAGAGTGGTCGATGAAAGACCATATAGAACGGTCAACCGTATATCGTGACAGTGATATTGTCGGCACTAAGACAAAGTTTACGTTCATAAAGAACATTACGCGCCCAATTCTTAACCTACAGTATCGAACTGAAGATATCGACGTTAAAGACGTACAGATTTACGTTGACGATAAAGAGAAATACCACCTTTCTTTCTTGGTGAAGAAGTACCATGACGATGTATTTGTGCAGGAAAACGACCTAGATACATTTTTTGATAAATTAAATCAATCTCGGGTTGACTACGGTGGTGGTCTGTCAAAGAAGTTATCCACAAGTAGAGAAGTTGTCCCCTTGCAATCAATCGCCTTTTGTGACCAGACGGACATGCTATCTGGGCCTATTGGTATAAAACACTACTATTCTCCCGACCAGTTGCTAGCTATGGAGAGTAAGGGATGGGGTAATGAAGCTAACGGCGCAACAATATCCATTAAAGACCTTATTAAACTATCCCGTGAGGAAAAGAAGAGTAACAATACGGAAGGCCAAAAAGCCTCTACTCCCGGACGCTATATTGAGATTTACGAAGTCCACGGCAATTTGCCTAAGAAATATGCTGACCGTGAGGACACTTCTAGTGAGTATGAAACCCGCCTCTTTATTGTTGCGTTGTACAGTAAAGAGAATAACAACGGACAAACGGGAGTCGTACTGTATACCGCACCTGAAACTGAAAATCCCTTTAAATTAGCACAACGAGGTGTAGGTACATTTGGCCGAGCACTAGATTTTGGAGGTGCAGAAGAATTATTTGACGACCAATTATCTACAAACTACGCAGAGATACTCAAATTACAGATGCTACAGTCTGCATCTAAGACCATTCTAGGTGCTATTGGCCCCAATTCTGCTGCTATAGCAAACAAAAACAACACCAATAACCTTGAAAACAACGAGATACTAGACCTTGGGGATGGTGATTTAAAGCAGATAGATACATTCCCTCGTAACTTCCAGCTTTTCAACAACTATTCTGCTGAAAAGGATGACCACGCAAAGAATATGGGGGCAGCACAAGACCCAATACAAGGCGCAGCACCATCTTCTGGTACACCATTTGCGTCTCTACAGGCTCAAATACAACAAGGGATGGGTCTGCATGACTACCGCAGGGGTATATTTGCTAAACATTTAGAGGAGATTTACAAGGATGATTATATTCCGCAGATAATTAAGGCAATCACTAAAGGTAGAACATTCTTGTCAGAGCTTTCATTGGAAGAATTGCAGTACGTCACAGACTGTATTGTAAGAAACAAAACCAACGAAAGAATAAAAGAGATGGTATTGGCTGGTGAAACCCCTACTCAAGAATCTATAGACCTGTATAAAGAACTCATCAAGGAGGACTTCAAAAAGAAAGGCAATAAACATTTTATAGAGATTTTGGCAGGAGAATTTAGAGGCGCGAAACTTGGTGTGAAAGTCTCTATAGCAGGTAAAAGTAAGAATCTTGGTAAAGCTACGGACGCTTTGGTAAACATCTTTAGATTTGCATTTAGTAACCCACAAGGGTTTATGGCTACAATGCAGATACCGGGCATGAGTGGCGCATTTAATGGCATAGTCGAATATGCAGGTCTTTCGCCTATTAACTTTAGTGATATATCAAAAGCGCAGGAAGTAATGGCTCAATCACAACCCGCCCCACAAGCATCTTTACCAGCACCAGAGCAACCTGCGTATGCTTAATCAAGAAGTTCTCAAAGGAATAGCTAACAACCCCGACTTACTAGAAGCCGTAAAACAAACGGTGCTCGACCAATTTGTAGAGATACCATACGCGGAGGGTGCGTCGGATGAATTGTTAGGACAGATTACTCGCGCAAGGTTAGTAGGTAGACAGAAAGTAGAAGCTGCGTTCCATGCTATTGCGGCATTAAAGACTTTGCCGCAAACTATGGACAGCGAAAATCCCGCATATTGATTATTAGTATGGTATAATTTAATCACAAAAAAATGACACTTAACAAAACAAAACTTGTTCTCGCCCTTTTTATCACTAGCGTTCTGTTTATATCGGCTCTCTTACTAGGTAACTCGTTTGTACAGGTTGCGGGTGCATCCACCCCTTCAGAGGCAAGTGACTACACAGCTACATCTACAGCTGCAAGCGGAGGATACGGTGCATTTACCACAGGTCGTAGATTAAAACCAGGTGCAGGTAGTTTTGGCTCTATCGTTATTACCGGAGCAAACACTGGTGTTATAAACGTATATAACGCAACCACTACAGATGTGAATAAACGTACTGGGCAAAAAGCCACCTCCACAATCCTTATAGCGTCAATCCCTGCTTCAACAGCAGCAGGTACATATGTGTTTGATGCATCGTACACCGACGGTTTGTATATTGACCTCGTATCAGGAAATATGCCAACCACCACAATAACGTACCGTTAAATTAGTAATTAAAAGTAATATATGGCAAGAATAGCAAACGAAGTTCGAGAAGCGATACTCGCAAAGATGGAGCCGGTCGTGAAAGAAAAAAAGAAAACACCAAAGGTCGAGGGTATTATTAAAAACAAGCTTAAGAAGTAAACATGAAAGATTTAGTAACAGTAGTAGTAGCGGTTACAGCAGGACTTGCTATTGGTTTTGTTGCGATGAGTTTTAAAACTGTTTCAGTACAACCAACACAAGAGCAACCAACACTCTCTGGGTCGGGTAATGTGACCAATGACCGAGCAGAGTTTCGAGACAGTATGACGGTAGGTGGAAAGACTTTTGCAACGTCTTCCCGTGGTTCTGTAACGTATACAGCTACAAGCATTGCAAATTCAAAAGTAATAGAGCACACCGCTGAAGCTGCTACTACCGCAACTCTACCTACAGCTGCATTGCTATCTGCTAGTGGATTCCTACAAAATGTTGGAGATACAGCAACTATTTACATCCATGCCAGTACGACACAGCTTACCCTTGCCGGTGGCACAGGAGTAACACTCAGCTCGGCTTCTTCAACGAAAGTTATCTTGCCAAATACAACAGCAAGAATTGACTTTGTACGTCACGGAGCAACAGAAGGTCGTGCTATCTGGGCGTTGATGAGTACTGCAAACCAGTAGTTTGTTGACATAGTAGTGGGGGTAGAACAACGGTGGTTCGCCGCCCTGTCCCGGCGGAGGAGCTGGTTCAATTCCGGCCCCTCACGCAAAACATGGGTTTTCAGTCCCATAAAAAACTGCGAAGTTCTCAAGTCTTCTTAATAATTGAACGAGTTATCACTCTCACACAAAAGTGTCTCAAAGTGTATGGATGAAGAAGTACAAGATGTAGAAGAAACCCTCGAATTACCAGAAGTGGAAGAAGGAGAGGAAGATACTACAGACTGGAAGGCGAAGGCTCAAGAGCTTAGTAACAAAGCTATTGCACAACGCGAAAAGACCAAGGCTTTTAAGGCAAAACTTGCTGAGAAAGATGCGGCTATCGCGGCACTTGCTGGTAACAAAAAGCCCGAATCTTCCAAAACAGGTGACTTAAGTGAAACGCAGCTTGATTATCTTGACCTAAAAGGCGTGACTGATTCGGATGATATAGATGTTGTGCAAAAGGTTATGCAAAGAACAGGTCAAACTGTCCGGCAAGCCCTCGCAGACGACTATGTTGTGCAGAAATTAGCTGCTAATAAGGCTAAACGAGACGTACAAGATGCGACACCTAGCAACACCAAACGTGCAGGAGGCCAAGTAGGAGATGTTGCTTCTGCTATAGCTAAGTTTAAGGAAACAGGTAATTTGCCTGATGACCGAACACTTGCTGACGCTGTTGTAGATGCAATAGCAAAATCAGGCAACGACAGACTACCGCCTTGGCAACGCTAAGTTATTAAAATAAAACGGTTATTCTCGAAAGTGCGTGGAGTTATGACCCACACAAGCATATAAGGGGTAACTACATGGGATTCAACAGTAATTGTACAAGCTCTGTGGGCGAATAAACTCGCCCGCCGACTTGATAAAGCTCAGAACTGGAAGGATGTAAACGATGTTGTCTACACAGACACCATGACATACAACTTCCCTCTTTTGAGCGCAGCAAACGAGGGTGCAGTATCTACTTTGACTAACACTCAAGCTGGACGCTCGCTCCTTTCAAACGTCATTCCGTTCACAGTCAACACCCAGACTAACCAAACTCTTACCATTTCGATTGCAGAGATTATCTCTGACTACAAAGACTATGCTGACCAAGCACAGTCTAACTACGCGAACCTGGCAGAGATGGGCACATATTTGGGTCAAAAATTGAATGAACGCGCAGAAGCAATCTCATTGGCTAACCATGCTAACTGGACTGACTTCGGCGACACAGGTGCTAGTGTTTTGGGTCTTACATCCACTGACATCACTGTATCTGCTACAAACATTGACGACATCGTTCGTGGAATTATAGAGCAAATCCAAACCGCAAACGGTTTTGACCTCTACATAGAGAACGGTGGATTCATTGAATGGCGTCCTTCTGACTGGACTTTCTTGGTTCAGTACATGCAGTCGATGGGTTACACCTTCGCTGATGAGGCTCTCCGCGATGGCGGAAAGGGTAGACTTGGCAAAGAGACTATGGGTCTATACCACTATGTATCAACATCCCACCCTGCAGGTGGTCACTTGATGGCAGGTGTACGCAAGGCTCAGAAGCTAGGTATCCTATCTTCTACCTACGGCAACGTGTACAGGCAAGATAACCCAGCTTCTTCAACTGCTGGTTCTCTTTCTGGTACGCAGATTCACACTCGTCTCGACTACGGGTTGCTTGTTCCTACGAACATGCTTCCAGTGGTGTTCGACGTCAACGTCTAGTTGTTGTTCGTATCTGTCCCTGTTTAACAAAACGGGGGCAGAATATGGATAATAAAAATAAGCAACCTAGAATATTTATAGGAGTTCCTGTGTCGGATTCAGGGGCTATGAATGCGTATACTGCTCACGCGATAGGAGCAGCAATAATAAGTGCCGATGGATTAGTGGCTGACTTTATTTTGCGCCAGTCGTGCGACATTGTGAGTAACCGAACGTATTTGGTAAATGCGGCACTTGCAACAGATGCAACTCACCTACTTTTCATTGACTGCGACATGACGTTCCCACATGACATCATAAAAACTCTCTTGGCACACAAAAAAGAAATTGTTGGAGTGGAATACAACATGAGGAAATTCCCACTAGAAGGGGTACAGAAACCGCTAACAGAGGCGTCAAAAACAGAACTCTACAAAGCAAAGTTTGCGGGTATGGGAGTAATGCTTATTGACCTATCTATCTTCCGAGACCCTAAGTTTGGAATAGATAAAGACGGGAAACAGAGTGCATGGTTCAATTTCGGTAGAGATTCCCAAGGCCAGTTAGTTTATGGAGAGGACGGGTGGTTCTGTAATGTTGCAAGAGACGCAGGATACGACACATGGGTAGACCCACTACCGCGAATAGGACATTTAGGTCTATATAGTTTCTAATTAAAAAGACATGGTATTCTCAGACACATCATTAAACCAAGGTATCGTCCAACAAGTACGCTCTTTAATGCGTGTGGACAGCACACAATGGCCTACAGCAAAGATTGTAGCCTCGGTCAACAACTACCTCGATACACTTACTGGCTACGCTATAGGTGCAGATAAACGCTTTCAATTCGACGATACAAACCATACTGCCCTACCAGAAGGCACAACCAACCTTACTGCAAACCAATCTGACTACTCATTCCTTACTGACGAACAAGGAAATACAATATTAACTCTTGTCCGCATAGAAATGTTGGGTACTACAGGCGGTACAGATTGGAGCCTCCTAAAACCTATAGACCAATCAGAGTTTACCGAGGAATCTTTAAACTTCTTACAAACCATCACGGGCATACCTACCCACTACGACAAGATTGCTGACAACATCATTCGTCTATATCCAAAGCCTAGCATTACCGTAACGGCAGGTCTAAAGTTCTCATTCCAGCGTACTCCTTCGTACTTCCTAGCCTCGGACACTACTAAGTCGCCGGGTGTTGCGCCAATACTCCATAGAGGGTTTGTGGTAGCTGCTGCATTTGACGGCGCATTGACTCTTGGACTAGCCAACCTACAAGCACTATCTGTTGAGATGCAGAAGGAAGAGGAGAAAATGAAGGTGTACTTTAAGAGTCGCAACAATGACGACCGTAGCCGCCTTACAATGGCCTACCCGCCTAACTTTTTCTAATATATGGATAACACTTCTAAACCAAGCACCTCATACACAAACACTTCTAAAGTTAGCTTTGCTGAGTTGTGGTCTACGATTACCACAACGTGGGCCACAGAAACTCGTACATGGGCTGCTGTTGTCTCTATTTTCGATAATGTAATTATTTCAACAGACCCTATTTGGTCTAGTCGGAGTTTTCCTTGGTTAATGACAGCACCTTGGCAACAGACGGGTGGAATTACTAATACTTCTAAATCTGTATAATCATGGCTATAGTAACACTTACATCAAACGAGACTGGACCAAACTCATTGACTTACATCAATGCAAATTTTGTTGACCTAGACACTACAAAGGCTGATTTAGCTTCACCTACATTTACAGGTACACCGACTTTACCAACGGGGACTATTGCAGTGACACAAACAGGGGGGGACAGTAGTACCAAGGTTGCCACTACAGCGTTTGTAGCCGCTGCTTCGGTTCCGACTATAGAGACTACATCTGGTACTACACACTCACTAACTACTACCGCAGGACAGAAAGTAGTTGTATGGGCTACAGGTGATGTCGAGTCGAGTAACGCTGGAGCTACAGTCAACTTAAAGTATAACGGAGTTACAAAGCACTCTGTAACTGTCACAGCATACTCAAGTGGCGCCAGAGCAGGATTCTCCTTAATGTATACAGAGACGCCCGGAGCGGCAACGCAAAACATTACAGTCGATGGAGCTACTGTGGCGAACGTCGCAATTATTGCTTTAAAAATAGGCTAAATATATGTCTACAATCACCACAATTGCTGCGGGCGACCAGATTACAAACTCCCGCGCTGACATAAATACAAACTTTTCAAATTTAAACACCGACAAGATAGAGACGTCTGTATTGGACACAGATACATCACTTGCAGCCAATAGTGACAGTAAGGTTGCTACACAAAAAGCTGTTAAAGCGTATGTCGACACAGGAGGTAACGTAAATGCCTCAACAACAGCTAAGGGTATTGTCGAGGAGGCGACAGCTGCTGAAGTATTGGCTGGCACCGCGACTGGTGGTACTGGCGCAAGACTCTATGTAAATCCTGCTAGCGTTGCTTTTAAGGTGCCGATTATACGCAAGTATCTCCTTGCCGATAGCCCCGCAACATGGACAAAACCCGCTGGCTTGAACTATTTGACAGTGGAGATGGTTGGTGGGGGAGCTGGCGGTGGTGGGTCGAACAACGCAGGTACCAGTGCTCCTGGTGGCAGTGGCGGTGGAAGTGGCTCATATGGCCGTTGGATTATTCCAGCGGCGTCTCTTGGTTCGACCGAAACCATCACCGTGGGCTCTGCTGGAACAGGGTCTTCTGCATCCAATGGGACTGATGGCGGGTCTTCTTCAGTCGGTACCTTAGCAATAGCAGGAGGTGGAGTAAAGGGAATAGTTGCCGGAAACACAGGTCCAGGTCGTGGTGTGGGTGGTGCAGGGGGCGTAGCAAGCGGCTCTGTCACCGCATCATTCTCAGTCTCTCAGGCGGGTGACGGCTTTACTGCTGCTGTCGGAACCTCTCCACTCCAAAGCGGAGGGGGTGGTGATAACTCATGGGGCACCGGTGGCCAAGCTAACATAGCTGCCGCTACAGACGCCCATACAGGAAGGGTAGGGCTTGGATACGGAGCTGGTGGGGGTGGTGGCCTTGACTCAAACGGCAACACCGCAGGCGGAGCAGGCACATCTGGGGCAGTCGTCGTAACCGAGTATTATGTCTAAACAATTACAAATAAATATAGAAGACTTTGCGGGCGGCATTTCTGACGACCCAAGGAAAGTTGCCCCTACAGAGTTTCAAATAACAAAGCATTTCGACATTTTCAGCAATCCGAAGCGTCTTACTCCGTACCGTAGCTTGGAAGCCGACACTGAAACGAGCGTATCTGCAACTGACCTAAAGCAATACTTTGTACGAGACTTTCTCTACCCTTCTGCTTCCGGCAAACTCTATGGTCTTGGTCAAACAGCTGGTGGATTAACTAAGATACTCCAAAAAGCAGTAGCGGAGAGTGGTTTGTGGACTACCCCAGCATCATCGGAAGGCAACGGAGCCGTGAAGAATGGATGCTTTTTTGAATATAAAGACTACGCATGGGGCTTCCAGGGTACAAACCAGATATTTAAATGGGGGTTACTTTCAGGAACGCCGAGCATCACAAACTCTGTGTCGACAGTAGGGGCCACCATTACATCGGTAGCCAACGGACTTATCGCCGCAGATGGTAACGGGTATATGGCCTACAACAACGTCATTGTGCGTATCGCAACGGACGCATCGACTATTACGGACAGCGCAAAGACTGTGCCAACGAACTATAAAATAACTTCCATAGCCAACTACGGAAGCTACATGGCCATAGGATGCTCACCTAAAGATTCTTTTAATGGAAAGTCCACAGTATTTTTATGGAATCTATCTTCTGACCTTTTTGCAGAAACGATTGACTGGGGCGAGGGAGACTTGCGGGTATTGGAGCCTGTAGAGGGTATGTTGGTGGGTGTTACTGACCGCTATCTTAACAACGCTACAGGAGCAGGTAGAGGCTCTATGATTATCCAAGGCTACACGGGAGGTGCAGCGCAGGTACTCAAAGAAGTATTTACACAAGCTCTAGTAGGTAAAACAATCCCCATTTCAAAGGCGGTAAAAAACAATCGTCTATTCTTTGCGGCTAAGATAATGACGAACAGTGCGGGTACTACCTACAATGAGGGTATCTGGTCGTTCGGGCGCAAGAATACAAACTACAGCTACTCCCTTACACTAGATATTATTGATGAAAACATCGACACGGACGGCATCCAAGCTTTCGGTACAGCAGCCAATTACTTCTTTATCGCCCATTCAGGGGATGGGTCGGTAGACAAAACCAACGACGCGGCTACCTATGCGTTTACCTCTATATACGAGTCACAAATCTTTAACTTTGGCGACGTAGACAGTGACAAGATGCTCAACTCCCTTAAGGTGTCCTTTAGAGCGCAAGCGGCAGGAGAGACTGTGACGGCTAATTACCGTGTAGATGGTGCTACGTCTTGGACAACGATAGGAAGCGAGAGTACGGACGGTACATTGTCAAGGACATTTCTATCTATTGAGTCTACTGGCGTAGCGTTTGCTGCATTTAGAGAGATAGAGTTCCGTTTAGAGAGTACAGGTGGTGCAGAAATACTAGGATTTAGAGCTGTTGCAACTATACTTAACGCGCCATAATATGCCAAAACAAATTGAAAACCTACAAGAGCAAATAACAAAACTACAAAGTCGTCTTGCTGACTTAGAAGGAAATTTTTATAAAAATAACTTTACGAGTTCCCAAGCCTTCAACAAAGATAGTGTGTTTAATTCACGTTTACGAGTTCCTGTGTATTCATCTGCGCCAAGTGTAGGAGAAGTGGGTGATTTAATAGCAGTTGCGGGAAAATTATATATCTGTACATCAATCGGCCCGGTAGTTTTTTCGCTCGTAGGCACACAATCGTAGTATAATAAAAATATATGGCAGTAAAACCTTTAAAAATAAATACAGGACTTTCTAAAAAAGACCAAGCAGCAGTAGCGAAAGCATATACATCTGGTGGTGGGTTGTCGTCAAATATAAGTTATGGTACTCCCGACGTTCCTGCTGAACTTCCTGCTGCCAGAGGTAACGAATTTGCTCCAGCGTTTGAGGCTGAACTTAAAAAGAGAGGTATTTCGGCGGATGAGGCTTTCAATAATTATTCTGTTTCTGGTTTAACAAACTACTTCTCTGGTCAAGGCTCACTTCCACAGGCGCGACTTTCATCACAATCACTATCCCCACAAACCCTTACATCACAAGGATTAACTACCGGGCCGTCTATTACGCTTCCATCTGCTCCTTCGTACAGCGACCCCGGACGCATCAACAACGGCGGACTTGTAAATCCTCTTTCTGAAGAAAGCCAGTTTGACGCGCAATCAAACTTGTTTATAAAAAACCAACAAAAACAAGACCCTGAAGCACAGAGGGGGCTTGACATCCAAAAGATGCTGCTGGACATAAACCCTAAAAAGGAAAATATCAACGACAATAAACAAATACGAACGCAAAATGCCGAAGTAATGAAGCAAAAGCAAGTAGTATCAGATTATACTTCCCAGCTTAATAGTGTTGTTGCAAAACAAAACGCTGACCTTCTTAACCTGCGTGGTATTGGAAGCCAAGAAGGAGTCACTGAAACCGTATACGGTGGGCAGTCCGCCGCGATAAACCGTGAGGCAGCTATCAAAGCACTTCCTATCCAAGCACAGTTGGCTGGAGCACAAGGGAATCTGCAACTTGCACAAGAGTATCTTACCCAACTCACAACAATTAAGCAGGAGGAAATAAATAACACCTTTCAATATAAAATGCAGGTTTTTGACTCTATCAAAGGCTTTGTAACTAGTAGTGAGAAAACCCGCCTCGATAAACTAGAAAAGGACGAGAATCGCAGATATCAAGAAAAGCGGGATAATGTGAACGCACAAGACCAGTGGACTAAAGTTGCTATATCAAACGGTCAATCATCTTTGGTGAGTGGTATAGCAAACCTTAATCCAGCTTCTCCAACCTTTACACAAGACATTGCACGATACCAGAGTCAGATTGTGGATGCTTCTAACCAGAGGGCTAAAGAAAAAGAAAATCCTGCGGAAAAGGCAGATGATATCGCTTCTGCAATTATCGACTTCCAAACTCAAATGGAAAAGAGAGGATGGGCAGGGGCTAACCCAGAAGCATATGCACACTATAGAAGTCAACTTGTAGAAATGTACGGCGCGTCTGCTGCCCTTGACCTTGATAAGGCGATGTATGACCTTGGCATAAGTGTAGATAGAGCAAACCCGTAAATGGCAATCAAACCATATAATTATGACGGTACAAATACGGCTATTACTCCTAGCAGCGGTGGAGATAGGCTGAAGCCTTTTGTCTACTCTGAAACTCAACAAGTCGAACAAAAGAAAGAGGAAGAAAAAAAGCCATTTTCATTAGGTAAATTCCTAAAAGATGTAGCTATAGAGGCAGTAAAATTACCTATACGCGCTGCTTTGAACGTAAGAGAAACGTATGAATCTACTAAACTTTTAGGAGATATTTTTGATGAAAAAGCATTTAACGAGCGCAAGGCTAAAATAGATGAAAGAGTTTCTAAAGGTATAGACTCCCCTACTTTTGGCAACTTGCGTCCCATTGGCAACACAGGTAAAGGATTCGTTGCTGACCTAAAAGATACATTTGGAGCCGGATTAGAAGCATCTTCGTACATTCCTATTGCAAAAATCCCCTCTCTGGTGGCACAGTCATTAAAACAATCCGCATTAAAAACCGCTGGACAGTTTGCAAAAGAAGGTGTTATAGCAGGAGGTTTAGGAGGTGCAGGATATGAGCTGCAAAACCCTGATTCTACTCTTGGGAGTATTGCAAAATCTACAGCTATAGGCTCTGCAACAGGAGGTGTGTTAGGCGGTGTACTTGGCGGTGCAACAGGGGCTATAAGCAAGACATTGAGCAAAAAAATAAAACCTTTCGACTATTCCAAAGTAACAGAAACACCTGTAGCCCCTACAACAGCACCTACAGCGATGGAAACACCTAAGGTGGGGGAAGTAGTACCAACAACCCCCTCCATCCCCAAAGAGCTGGAGCCGCTGGCGGCAGAGGCACAGAAGTATAAGAGTGCGGAGGAGTTTGTGAAGGGGCAAGGAACGCCAGTATTTAGAGGACAAAGCCATGAAGGATTTACCGCCTTTGACGGCAAGGATAAAAGTAGATTCCTTCCCGGCATGAAGGGAACGTCTTTCTCAACAACAAGAGAATCAGCATTAAATTATGGGGACAAGGTTATTGAGGGTGTCATTCCTAATAGTGAGATATTTAGAGGTAGTGATGTAAATCCAACGATTTTGAATGACTTAAAGTCTGCAATTAAAAATCTTACCCACGATGATTATGTGGACGGAACAGGCTTTGAGAGAATAGTTTCTAAGCTTGCAAAAATGGCCGAGAGTAAGAATAAAACGGCAATAGATTTAACAGAGTTTTTCCCAAAATCAAAAATAGATGATGAGATTAGAGTCCTAAGTCCAGATGCAATCAAAACCAAATCCCAACTCACTGACATATGGAATAAGGTCAAAACAGAGACTGTAGAAACGCCAACTGGAGCACCAAAACCTGTTACAGCAGAAGCCGATGCTCTCCCAAGCCGTGTTTTTAAACGTCTCCAAGCTGAAGACCCTTCTATAGAAGGCGACTTAAACTACAACCCTATTAAGTTAAAAGAGGACGCTGAGAAGGCTGTAAATCTCATAGCAAAAGACCGCCAGAAAGCTTTTGACATTGCTATGGGTAAGGAAACCTCTAGTGACGTAACTTCTACGGCTGTAAACATCGCTATGGCTGAAAAAGCACTAAACGAGGGTAACACCGCACTGTATAGTCGTCTTATAAAGAATCGTTCGCTCGAACAGACTCGCAGAGGACAGGAAATAGTGGCTGAGAAAGCTAGCGTAACCGACAACAGCACTTCTAGGTATGTAAAAGAGCTTATTGGTCTTAGACTAGAGAAGTTGGGTAATACATACCTATCTGATTTAAAGGATGTGACTAAAAGGACTTCTACTAAGCAAAAAGGTACGAATCAGATAGAGAAAGAGGTGCAGAAGGTACAGAGGCAGATTAAAGACAAAAAACTTACCATGCAAGACGCTCGACAACTTCTTGACGCATTATCTTGCGTATAACATATATGGCTGAAAACATTTGCATACCACCTCAAATAGTCGCAAAGCTTAAAGAGCAACTCGCAAGCGGCGACATGACTCCTGACGCGGTAGCTAAGTTGCTACCAGAGGAAAAAGCGGCCCTTAAATCTATCCTAGAGGAGTTTGTTACGGACAAGCTCGGCATAAGCGTGTCTAAATCAGAAGTCGAAGCTATACGAGTACGAGCTGAAAAGATAGACGTTGCCCAGCAAAAACTTGGAGATGATTTAGGTAATCCAACTAAAGTACAAGAGAATATTGACTTTTTCAAAGCAAAAAGGGAAATGGAAAACTACCTACTTTCGCATGACCCTGCACCAAAACTTCGTGTGCTTACAGGTACTATAGGTCGCGGTATGATGCTTGCCTCTGTAAAGTCCCCTATCCTAAATATTGGGTCAAACCTAGAGGCTGGATTTACTGAAGCACTTGCCCGTAGACTTTCAGGTGGTGGGGTAAAAGGCGCAGACAATAAACTCGCCATTGACTACCTTAAAATGGCAAACAAGGTCTATCAAGAGACAGGATATGATATTTCACGAATGACTGACCTTAAAGATTCCGGTTCTATGGGTGAGCGTGTTCTTGGTCAAACAGTACACTCGCAAGGAGCAGGAGCAACACGAAAAGTAGGCCGTGTTGTAGAGGACATTGTATTTAAACAGCTTATGGGCGCGCCTGATGTTGCGTTTTCTTCTGCTCACTTTGCCGATAGTGTAAATACAGGAGCATTGAAAATGACTAAAGGGGATAAGGCAGCCGCTAAAGAGCTAATGACTGACGCGATGCGTATACAGCCCACCACGCCCGAGGGTGAGATACTCCGCGCACAAGGTGTATTAGATGCACAGGTAGCAACGTGGACTAACGATACTTGGGCTTCCAAGTTTTCCGAAGCAACAAGAAAGGTTATCAATGACCTCTCGGGTGACTTGCGAGCAGGAGACTACCTACTACCATTTATTAAAACTCCTTCCAATGTTGTAGCCACTGGGCTTGATTACGCTGGATTGGGTGTATTAAAAGCTCTAGGTAAAACTTACAAAGCATTTAAAACAGGGGAACTTAAAAACCCTGAGTATATTCGAAGTATTTCCAAAGACCTTGTGCGGTCAGGTTTAGGAGTAGCAGGAGCCGTAGTAATAGCAGGAACGCTTGGAAAAGACGATTTTGTTGGTGCATATGACCCAAAACGCTCCCAGATAGAGGCACTACGCAATTCAAATACAAACTCTATTCGTGTCGGAGATAAGTGGATTTCTACTGATTGGCTCGGTCCGCTTTCCGTACCTGTAACGGCTATTATGTATGCTCGTAAATACGGCAAAGATACTAAAGACAAGCCGCTACAATACCTTTACGGCATGGGAAGTGCTGTAACAAAATTACCTGTTATACAAGAAATTGCAGACACATATAAAACGTATCAATACAATAAGGTTCAAACAGCAGAAGAACTTGGAGATTCACTTGCGGAGTATGTAGTAGGAGAGGCTAAATCACGCTTAGTGCCAAGTATTGTGTCTGACGTTGCCAAGGCAGTAGACCCACAAGTACGAGATACTTCAGGTGGTACATTAGGTTCAAATAAAATTAAAGCCGGGATACCATTTGTAAGCAAAACACTTCCAGCTAAGACTGATGTATTTGGAACTCCTATAAAAGGAGAAAATGCTATATCCGACATACTGTTTGGTGCCCGTGTAAAGACCGACAAAGAAACGGCAGTTGTTAAAGAAGTAGCCCGTGTATCCGACACCCTCGATACGGGCGTGACATTTACTGACTGGAGTAAATCATCGAGTAAAACACTCGCACAGTTTAAAGAAAAAGTTGGAGAAGCTAAATTTGAAGAGGCTAAGGTTAAATATGGTCAAGAGTTAAAAGCCTCACTTGAAAAAGCAATCGCCGACCCTCGCTATAAGAATCTAAAGGACGAAGATAAACTAAAAATACTAAACGACAAAGACCAGCAGGCAATGAATAAGATTTTTACTCAATACGGTTTTAAGTACAAAACATTACCAAACGCCAAACTACCAAAAATATGATGATACTTGTAATGCTTTTTGCTTTCGCTGTTCTAGCTCTCGTACAAAATAGTATAGAGGACAAAAATGTACAGAATCATATAAAGAAAATGTCGTCTGCGCGACAGAATCGCAAAAATTTGTAGTATACTTGCAACAATTATGCCCTCAGATAAACAACAAAAAATGCTTTCATCTTGGAAAGGGATTATGGAAGTCCTTTCAAAAGAAATGATTACTGCTGAAGATTTCACTAAAGCATTTGCTGTTGTTGTGCAACTTATAAAAGAGTTAAAAACAACAAACGCAAATGAGTTACAAGCGATGCAACAGTTTCTTTCAAAGATGAAGTCTGAGAATGTGTCTGAAATGTCTTCGGCAAAAAATGAAATGATGGACTATTGCGTGTCGGAAATGAAAAAAAACAATTCAACTTTCGCGCAAATCAAAGAGCGTTCTATGGAAAGTATAGATACGATGTTCCGAAAAATGGACGTGCAAGGACAGATGGATAAAATGTCTCAAGAACACGCGGCGATGATGGCAGAATACGAGGCTAAAACGCTAGATAAACAGAAAATGATTGAAGAAGTAATTACAAAAATGTCAAAAACTACCGCAGAGGAAGAAAAAAACTTACTTGAAACTCTAAAAGGAGACGACCGTCTTGATTCAAGTGCAATCAAAGGACTAGATGAAGCGATACAATCACGCATACCTCAACGTGTGCAAACTCCTGCTAAGTCGTATCAAGTCAACAAAGCAGATGTATCTGCACAATGTGACGGAGCAAATAAGACTTTTACTGTGGGTGGTTCCCACTTCGGGATTATGGGTGTATTTGGTACAGACTTTCCACAAATATACCGTCCAATAATTGACTACACAGAGACTCGTACAGGTGTTCTTCTTACTAGTGCAGTACCCGCACCAAACAGTGGTGCAACCCTTGTTATTCAATTTTTGAAATAGTTATATGAAATTTAAAAACTACCTCATTCCTATTATCGCAACATTTTTTATAACATCCGTTGCGTACGCAGCTCCGTATTTTCGTCAAGAGACTTCGATTGTACCAATAGACTCAACTGAAAATATCGGTACGTCTACAAATAGGTGGAATGAGGGGTGGTTTAATAATGTAAATATATCAGGCACCTGCACAGGTTGTGGTTCTGCCTTTCCCTTCACCCCCACTACCAACTACAACGTAGCCGTCAACTCCACCTCAACACCTATATGGTTTACCGCTGGACTTATGGCGTCGTCGACGTCGTACTTCCCAGGTTCGGGT